TCTTGATTGGTTCAAGATTAATGTTATAACAATATGAAAAAGATATTTGACATCAGACACATAGTAATACTCATAATGGTGGGTATAATAATATTCTTACAATTTTTCGTTCCTCCACAAATCAAAATAGAAGAAAAATTGGTTTATGATACAATACCTCAGGAGGTTATTTATGAAGTTGAAGTGGAGGTTCCGTACGAAGTTGAAGTAGAAAAAATTGTTGAGGTGCCAGCGCCAACTCCACTAGTCGACACCGCATTTATTCTCAAAAATTTTTACTTCAAAAATTTCGTGCAGGATACAATAATGTTGAGTAATAATCAGGGGTTTATATATTTGTTTGACACCATTTCACAAAATAATGTTGTTTCAAGAAAGTTTACATCAAATGTGAAACCTAAGATTGTTAGGGAACCAGCACCTGAACCACCGAAAGTTAGAAACCAAGTTTATGTGGGATTGAACGGAGCCTTGAGTCATCAAGATTGGGTTAATTCATTAGGAACAAGCATATTGTTAAAAACAAAAGATGATAAAGTATTCCAAATCGGTGGTGGAGTCGCAAATAGAACATTTGATGGCGTTACAGGCAAATTTACACCATATGTCACAGGAGGAGTGTATTGGAAGTTAAAATTTAATAGAGAGTAAGAGTATTTATAGGAAATATCAAACCAATGAATTTAAGAGAACTAATCAAAGAAACATTAGAAGAACATTTGAACAAATCTTTAATTATTAAAGAATCAGTTGAAGTTTCAGAAGCATTGAAATATCACGTTGATAATGAATTGACTTTAACTAACAACATTTTCCGAGCATATTCTGAAAGTTATTTTGATTTAGTAAATGAAGTTAGACAGTTGTGGGAAGAGGGAAAAATTGAACTTAACGAAGAAGATACTTTGATGGTCGAATCAGATTTGGGTAAAAAGGTTTCAATTAAAGGTAAACTAATTTATCTTGATGCTCCATTCATTTACGAAGAGGAGGATGAGGAAGATGTGTTAGAAGAAGCAAAACACAGAGGTAAGAATGTAAAATTAAACAAACCATTTAGAACTTCAGGTGGACCAAAAAAATTCGCAGTTTATGTGAAGTCAAAAAGTGGGGGTATCAAAAAAGTATCTTTTGGTGATCCTAACTTGAGAGTTAGAAACGCAAACAAAGGTGCTGCAAAGTCATTTAGAGCACGACACAAGTGTAGCCAAAAGAAAGATAGAACCACCGCAGGATACTGGAGTTGTAACGTAGGCCGTTACGCAAAACAACTCGGATTATCATCTTCAAATTCTTGGTAATGGATTTTCCTTTTGAACAAATAGAAGTAAATAATAAAAAAATTAGGACGTTTAGTCCTGATGTGGAGGAAGAAGAATTGAAGTGGCATCAAGACTTAAATGGCCGAAATGTAACCATTATTGAAGATGGTGGATGGTCATTTCAAATGGAAAATGAATTACCGGTCAAATTGTTGAAGTCCGGTCAAATTCACATACCCAAATTTGTTTGGCATAGAGTCATAAAAGGACCGGACCAATTAGTGGTTGAAATTGAAGAATTAGAATAGTATGGAACCATCAGATAAGTTGTGGAATAGAATAAATAAATTTTTGGAGAATCATATATTCCAAATTGATTCGAATTATAATTTCGACACAGATTTCAAAATAAAACTAACAGGAACCAAAAACTATATTGTGATTGGACAAGAAACAAAATTTATTGAATATACTTTGTACATCTTACCATCCAACAAACAGTCCGATTTATATTTCGAATTATTCAAAAAATACATGGGTGAAGAAGTTGATAAGCCAACTACACATAGAGTATTCCTTAACATTTGTTATAAAACTGATAAGTTATTAAAAAGTTTTTTGGAAATGTTCGGATTAAACGAATACGTGATTTGTACAAAAGTAATTAATTTGGTCGAACTGAAAGATTAACTTATTTTAATTTTTCCAAAACATTTTTTACCACATCTATCAGGGTTTGTCTTCCTACTAAGATAACTCCTGCCGCCAACAATCTTTCAGCAATCAATATTGCTGCAGTTTCAATGTTTTCTGTTTGACCTAATACGGATTGAACATCTGTAATGATAGGAATTAGGAAACTGTAAGCGATAGCTTCCAAAAATGTTCCAACTCCTGTGTTAGCCGAAGATAAAAAGTTCGTGAACGCATCTCTCAATTGTGTTCCTTTTTGAAGTCCATCCTGAAAAATATTTTCCAAACCATTTTCTTTAATCAAAGACATAATTTTTGTAAAAGGTCTTTTGGTCTCAAAAAATAATGCAAAAATAATTCCCACTAATACTAACATTCTTTGTTCTTCTGTCAATTCCATGTGTTGTGTTCTCAAATATTGGTCGAGAGGAAGAACCAAACCTCCAACTGATGTACCCCATGTCAACAACATTCTTAGGTTTATACCATAAGATTTGAAAACTTTATTCAACATTTGTTTTGTGAAGGCATACATGTTTTTCACGTGTAACCCAAGTTGGGATTTTTCCTCTTCTTGAAGAAGAACTCTTAGTTGAGATTCTGTAATTAAAAATTCCATATAACAATAAATATATTGGTTATATTTATTGTTATGAAAGGACCATTAAATCCAGAATTAAAAGTTGGAGATAGAGTCATGTGTTATCACATGGATGGAGAAACTAGTGTAACTCCGGGAACAATTGGTACGGTAACGTTAATAAGTTCCGACCCATTCGAAGATGGAGATGAAAAAATTATCAGTGTAAATTGGGATAATGGATCTCATTTAGGGTTGATTACCTCCACCGATGCGTGGAAAAAAGTTATTGAAGAATAATAAATTGGGAGAGATTAGATGTCTCTCCCGTAGTCATCCCCCCCAATTTATTCCATATTCATGAGAAAGTGTTGAATGACTCAATCTTCAAGAAAGTTTGCCCACTTGAATGATCGAGAATTTTTTCCATTTCTGAAACTGCCATTTCTTTTTCAGCATATTTTTTACTAAACAAAATCCCTCGAAAATATCCATACCCATCATAGTATCCATTATCGTAAGGATTAAAAATTACAAATACTTCTTTAACTTTTTTCATTTTTTAACCAATAGTCTCCTTTTATATAATCTTCAATAGTTTTTTGTGGGAGTTTGGCCTTGAATATCACATTCATTTTTCCTTTCGAATTGTAATGGAATACCCAAGGCCAACCACATTTGCAATTTGCTTTTGAATCTTCCATATTATAATTTTATGTTTGTAATTGGAAGTATTCGTCAATACTTTTATTTATTTGGTAATTTAATTTTTCTATGTCATTTGATAAACTCTTTAAGAATTCTTCAGACCAAAATCCCCAAGTTTTATTTTTTGATGGTTCATAATAAAAGAATCCATCGATGTTTACAAATGAACCTACAACTATACCTGTCGATTGTAAACTTATTTCGTAAGTTCTATTTTTTACTTTTTCTGTAACCTGTAACATTTATTTGAATTTTATAACGATTTTAGTTCCATAATCATCTATTTCATATCCACTCCATCTATTATCAAGTACAAAGTATTTGTTGAAATTGAATATTGTAATTTCTTGACCCTTGTAATAAGAGACCAACGAATTTAGTGCGTAATCAATTGAATATCCTCCCTCTAATTTATGTTCGAGAATAAGGTCCGCAATATCTGGTTCTACATCTGTACTGAGTATAATAATGACTTGCATGACTCAATTTGATAATGGAGCTTTGATGGTTGGATGTGATTCGTAACCAATTAACTCAAAACATTCTGGTCTATAAGACATGATTTTTTCGGTGAATGTTTTTTCTCCCAAATGTTCTTTTACTTTTTCATGTTGGTACCAATTTCTTTCCGTGATTTGAACTTTGGGTAAATCATAAGGTCTTCTATGCATTTGTTCTTTCGCCTGTTCAATGTGGTTCGAATACAAATGAACATCACCTAAATTGCCAATCAACTCATCAGGTACCATATTAACTTCCTTTGCAATGATTTCTAACAACAATCCATAACTTGCAATGTTAAATGGTAATCCTAAAAATGTATCTACACTTCGTTGATTCCACATTAAAGAGATTGCTCTTTTAGGAACAGGATATAATTTATCTATATCATCATGTTCAATGTTTACCATCGGTAATCCAAAATCAAATGGGTCAAATGTATCATAAGTTTTTGCCGCTAAATCTAACCTTTCTCCAACCCGCAACTCTCTTGTATAAACTTGGAATCCATAGTGGCAAGGTGGTAGAACCATTTGGTCTAAGTCACCTACATTCCAAGCAGATACCATCAATCTTCTACTATCAGGATTTGTGTTAAGTTCGTTGATTAGATTTGTGATTTGGTCAACACCTTTTATATTTTCATTATAACCATTCGATTCATACTCAACAAACCCATCAGTTTTTCTACCATTCCAACTTCTCCATTGTTTACCATAAATTGGACCTAATTCACCCCACTTTTTAGCAAACTCATTATTGGTTTTGATTTCTTTAATGAACTCTTCTTTCGTTAGCGGTCTACCACTTTCGTGTAAATCATTTTTATTTGCTTTCACTTTCTATATTTTTATATTTCCATTTGTATCCTAAAGTAGATTTACACCTACCCTTACAACAATTTGTTATGTTCCCACCATTATCATAACCTAACGATTTAGCAGCTGACGAAGCACTATCAAATTCTTGTATAAAATTATCCGCCAAATCAAACTGCAGTATTGGTTTTTTATTTTTTTCGTGTACTTTGTTTAAGAATTTAGAATAGTCAGTTTTCCTATTTTTGATAGATTCTCTCCAACTATCCCAATCTGTGCTTTCTTTTGTTTTTTTATCTCTTTCTTCAAAATCCACTTTATTGATTCTATCTCTTAGAATTTTTTTTCTCTCTTCTTCTGTCACGTCATTTAACCAAATATTCAAATGTTTGCTTCTATTTGGGTTGTGGAATGATGGATTTGAAAAATCAATAAACTTACTAGTATCTCCACCATCACCAGCCTCTTCTCTTAAATTCGCCCATTCCTTTGATTCAACAACATTATATAAATTACTTAATTCTATACCTTTTTTAATTAACTCATCAACATTATTTGTTTCAAATACAATTTCTGTTTCAATATCATTAATGGTAAAATTATGTTTTTTAATGTGTCGTTTCCAAATCTTACCACTACCTAAATAGGTGATTGGGTCTTTAGTAGTTTTACCAAGATATCTCAATCCTAACGGACTTGTCTTAATATACAAATAGTATTTTGTTTCCATATTCTCTTTTTATATAAATATGGTGATGGATATAAAAATTACTTATTTCCCTCATCTTTTTTTAATTTTTCACATTCTTTGAGGTACGCTTGGTAAGCGTCCCCATCCCAAATATGACAATCATAATCCAATAGGAATTTGATGTTAGTCTCACCTCTCAAAAACCACAGGAGTTCCGTGACCATAGTTTTCCATGCCATCTTCTTTGTGGTAAGTAAAGGAAATCCCTCACTCATTTTATGGCGGATTTGTCTACCAAATACTGAAAGAGTTCCAGTTCCTGTTCTATCTTTTTTTTCTACTCCATTCTCTAAAATGTCTCCGAGTAGTTGTTGATATTGTCTTTCTATGTTATTCATTATCGAAATCACTAAATTTTAATCCCCACATTAAAGAAACCATTCCCATTTCTCTTTCACATAAGGTTTTATTCCAACGAAATACTCGTTTCATATAATCCATACCCCACTTTTTCCATTGTTCATTTTGTTCCATGGTCATTGTCCATTGGGCATACCAATCATCTTTTCTGTCCTTTACATCATCGTAGGTTACTTGGTACCCTGCGATTTCAAACATTTTGTTGATTACATCTACAACAAATTGTTCTTGTTTTTGTTTTGTAGTCAATCGTTTTGTCATAATTTTATAGTTTACCAAATTGTTGGTGGTTTTGTTGAATATAATTGGAAATTGAGAATCCTAACCAAATCTCTTTTAGAATAATCTTAATCTTTTGAATCATCTTTTTCATCTTCAGTTTCATCTTTAGTATTATCTTCAGTTTCATCGAATAAATCATAACCTTTGTAATCAGGGTGATTTTTATGCATATAATCTATACCTCTTACCCACATAAAAGAAATAATAATGGGGATTAAAAGTAAAAAGAAAATTGATACCAATATTTCAGCTGATATAGTCATAAACATCTTCGTTTTTGTTAGATAATAAATCGTTATACTGTTTTACAAGTCGGTTAACATCACCCCAAATAATACTGGCGTTTGGGTCAAGTTCCTTGATTTGTTCTGCCAATTCCTTTTGTCTTCCTTGAGAAAAATATTCTCCTTCTATTGCGTTTGCCAAATTATGAAGATGTTCAGGAGCACTTATTGAAATTCTCAAATCATAATCCGCCCACTTTGTTTTATAATCATTCATTATGATACCTTTGGTAAGTTTCACTTTCAAATTATGTAAAGTTAGGTTACGAACTCTGACAATAGAATTATCTGACCCAAACAAGTGCAAGAAACGAAGAAACCATCTTGGGCAACCTTTAGGTTTCGCTTCGTAATCCATTGCTAGTACCAAAGGGTACATTGCTTTGAATACAGTTCCGAGTTCTCTGTAAGGTACAGAACCCAAATATTTATATTTCTCGTAAAAATTTTCTGGAAAAAAAACCGCACGAATATCGTCCCAAGTAATATCTCTGGTATAAATCATTCCTTTTTTTCTACCTCTCCAAAATAGAAGGCTTTGTAGAAAATCCAAAGCTTTCTCATCAAAAGGTCTGTTGTCCTTGAATGGACCGAATTTACTAGTTGTCTTCATCTTGTTTAGATAGTTTATTTTCTAATTTACTAATTTTTTTCCCAAATAACTTAAATATTTTGTATCTGATGTTTTCTACGTGTCTCATCGCTATCCACTTTCCAACAACACTACCACCAACATAAAATGGAATTACCCACCAATCACCTTCAAACAGAAGGTCCAATGACCAATAAACTGATGCTAAGGCGACTAAGTTAATGTAAACGGAATTGTACAACAATAGACTTAACTTGTTCTCGTACGTGTATTTTATCTCCAACACCTTAAAGATATTGAACATAATTTGAAACGCCAAAACCAAAAGATAATATTTCATAATTTATTTTGGTTCTCCCATTCTTCGATAATGTAGTTTATGTTGCCGGAAAGATAGTCTTGTTTTGATAACCATTCAATGAATTCTTTAGTACCCAAATCATAGGATTGTTCCATACATTTTTCAACCGAATTTCTATCAAAAAATCCAGTATGTACAATGTGATTATTCAATATTTTTTCTAAACTCGGTTTCATCACTCAATTTCTTTTTTCCAAAATGGTTTACTATACTCAGGTCTTATTAATTTCCAAATAAATGGAGATACGTCTTTTCCATTTAACATACTGAATAATATTGATGGATGGTCATACGCTTTTGCATTCTCAGCAAAATCTTTTTGTTCCAAATTCTTTGATTTCAGTTCATTGAATATCTCAGTATAATCTTTGAGGATATTTTCATATCTGACAACCAAATCTTTTACGGTGTTTTTAACCCAAGAATCAAATTCATCAGGTACTTTATCCAACAACAAATTCAAATCCTTATTGTCTTTCAAATATTCCCAAATGTCCACATTTGAAAACTCGGTCAATAATCTGTGAAGATAAACGTAATCTTCACCCTTTATCTTCATTCTAAGACCACTTCTGAATTTAACAACATAACCCTCTCTTTCTTTGGAGATAGTGGATTTAAGACTCTTGTAATCTTGAATTCCATCGTATTTTTTGACTACGGGAATATTAGTTTCTTTATTTATCAATAATAACGAATCATGTTCAAGTTCTTTACCATTGGCATTACTAATCATTGATAACACCACTAAAGATTCGTCACTGCCGTAATCACATACGATTCTATTCTGAGGATAGATTATTTCGACTAAAGTAGTGTATCCTTTTGGGATGGGTTCCACATTATACTTTTCATCTAATATTTGTTTTGCCTTAATTGATTGTTCTGAAGTAAATGACCCCTTACTAGCGATAATCCATTTACCTTGATACCAAAACAAAATACCCAAAGACCCATCAAGTTTTTCATATACTTCAAACTCTTCGTTGGGTATTTCGGTAGGGATATGTTCTTCTAAATTGAAAAACTTGTCGAATGACTTTGCGATTACATTCCCCTGATTGTCCAAAATTAATCCTCTACAACTTTTGGTGATATTATCCCACAATTTTTCGTATTGGGTTTTTCTGGTATAGTTGTAAATAGACAAAGAAAGGGTCGGATGGCCATTTTTGACCACCAAACCCTTTTCAATGTAATCATTCAATATGTTTAAGTCGAAGTTCATTTTTTTTCAGTACCCCTAAAGATACGAAAAAAAAGTAGATAAAACACAAGTGAAATTAAAATTCCTCCCAAAATTGTCGAGATTGTCGAAACAAAAAAATTTGTAGATTCTGTCAATGGTATGATAGAAAAAACCAAAAATATTCCCAACAAAAGTGGTGGTAAAAATCTTTTGATTAAAATTACAATTTTTTTCGTCATAATTTAATTTTCAATTATCATGTTAGTGTTCGAGATTGGAAATCTGGCTACAGGTACTCGAGTTTCTGAACCATCAATTGTTTGTTTACTTATCACTTCGTAGTAAGTTTCCATAACTTTTACTGTCGGTACATCATGAAACATATGTAGCATTTTCGACCCCGGAGTTTCCTGGTATAAGGTCACGTGTTTTGTTTTTGTGTTGAATAATAGTGTTTGCATCTATAGTTATATTTTCATAGTTTATTAAATTTCCAATTTGAAATGGGAAAGGTTCCCAATGACTTTCGGTATGTGAATCAGTCGACACAATCCAACGTTGTCTTTCTCCACAAAATTGACATTCTCTGACAATAATTCGAATAAATTCTCGATTGTGTGGATGGTTGATGACAGAGTGTTTTTCCTTTGTGGTTTTCCATAGATGAAATCCTAACTTACAAAAAATTTTCATAATTTTTCTAATATTGTTTTTGTATAACTATTCCGTAAGCAAAATTAAAAAAAGAAACATTAAGACCAAAGGCCGGAGTGTTTACTCCTGATTCCAAGAAGTAATATTGATCATACCAAATAGATATACATGGAATTAACCAATATTTTCCTATAACTTTTCTAAGTTTACTGTGATTTACTTTCCATTTCATATTGTTCTTTTTTATAAAGATAAGAAAAAATTACTCAGAAACCAAA